TCATTAGATCGCCTATTTTCCAGATATTATTTTCACAATACTTTACATATTTATCCTTGAAATTGGGTTTATAAATATTATGATTTTCTGGCTTTTCTTTATTGAAATGAATAAGTTTTACTAATTCAACAGGACACCCTTTATTCATTTGCAAAGCTCTAAGAATTTGTTTTTTGGTAATGTGTGAAATATCTTCATTCCCAAGATTATTAATAACGATAGTAGTATTATTAATTTTTCCATTGTTAATATTAGTGACATTACTAATATTAGTAATATTACTTGACAATATAGTTTGTTTTAAGTGTTGTATTTCTTCTTGTAGGGTTTGAATATTATTTTTATAATGATTAATGCATTTTAATTCGTGTACTTTTCTATGATATTTATTTGAAAAAGATTTGTCACAAAATTTACAGATTACACTATCATCTTTAACTTTACATCGATTTAATGAAATATGATTATTATATCCGTGTTGTGTTCTGTATATTTTCGAACAAACTGAACAAGTAATAATCACTTCCATTAATTTGCATTACACAAAATTTCTCTAAATCGTAATTTTGTGTAATGCTCTTAAACTAAAATATTACATTATAATTTTATTACCATATATGCTTTTAATAATTACTATAATATATATTACTCATTTTTACGAGAAATTTTGAGTAGAGAGAAGTCAATCGAATTTTCAAAGTATTTTTTTAAAAAAAAATTTTCAAAAAAGAATTTTCAAAAAAGAATTATACTTTTGTAAAAAGATTAATCAACTAAGAGTTTGAATTATTAATATTAGTTAATTTAATTATTAAGAACTTCGTTATTTAATAAGTGTTATGCTAATAAAAATATTAACAGATTCGAGGAATAAATTTTAACAGGCAACCTAACAGGTAATTCTATTTATGGTCATACTCGTATAATATTCCTATTTATTTCATTACCATATTTCATAACAATATAATTTTTAAAAGTAAGGAATAAAAATTACATACAAAATAAAATCGGGGAGAAGTCATTGGTGTTTCAAAATTTAAAAACAAAATGAATTTATTATAAATAAAACAACAACTAAATCTTGAAATAATAACTGATTTATCAACTATTAAACGACGTGTTAATCAACATAAAATTAAAATTGTTGGTGAAATATTAAATTTATATGATGATATTGAAAGAAAAATTAATAAAATAAATAGTTCCTGTCAACCAGGAACTAGATTAATATTAAACGGAAATGATGAAATTAAGTTTAGTGTTAATTATAATATAGATAATAGTGATTATAGCGATTCTAATTGGTTGGATTTTTATTATTGGGATGACACATTTGATGGATTTAAATATAAATTTATGGAAATCATAAATGATTTAAAATACTACGATGATTGTATCAAACGAGGCTTCGACGATATAAAAAAAACAATAGAAGATATTGGAAGAAAACAATTCAACAGTGATAATTTGTTTTTTAAAAAACAATTAACAGAAACGCAAATGAAACTAGATATATTGTTATTTAAAATTGATATAACAAATATTATACTAAAATAAATTAATTGTAGAAAAATAAATAAGATTAAACATAATATATAAATCTCTAACTAGTATTTTTATTTCTTAGGTTGTTTGTAAAATGAAAATCATCTAAGAAAATACAACAAGATAATTTAACAAGGGTATGGTTGTTTCTTGTTGAAATATTTTATTAGCGTAAATGCTAATAAAATATCACAAAATAATGTAAAACATATTGTGTATTATAGAATACAAATGATGAAATATTTTATTGGTAAGTTAGGGTTTAAAACAAAGAAGGATGCTAAGGATTATACTACTCGTATTATAAATTCGTTAGGGTGTTGTGAAATAAATGAAAATAATGAATATTTTACATTTTTCATTGATTTAATTAACAATCATCCCGATTCTGAAAATAAAAAAGGCAATGGTATATATTGTTTTTTATAAAACAAAACAGATTATTAAGAAAATATTATGAAATGATTGTAAAAAGGCTTGATGATAGTGAAATAGATTTTAGTTGGGTATTATGTTGTTCGTTTAAAGAACGAACATATAATGACAATTTAACACGTGCAATGAGAACGGCGATAATATTTGATGTAATTGATTATAAAAAGTGTTCTCTATTAAAATGTAATATATGTCAAATTGAAGATCAAGAATATTCAAACTATCATGTAGATCACGATGTTGTGCAATTTAAAACATTAATGAATAATTTTTTAAAAATAACAGAGTTAATACTACCATCAACTTTTGATAGTTGTGAAAGAAATTTAACGTGTTTTAAAAATGAGGATATAACATTCAAAACGGAATGGGTAACATATCATACGAATCATCGTAAATATCAACTTTTATGTAGGAATTGTAATTTGACAAAAAAATAATTTTATTTCTTAGATAGTTTTGAAAATGAAGACTATCTAAGAAAAAGAAAAAGAAGAATAATATTCAATCATAATTTGATATTTGTTATTTTAATTAAAATTGAAATGAACAAAAATATAATTTACATATCATAATTATCAAGATATGTCGAGATTCAATTGTACTCAATGCTCTTACGAAACGAATAAACCTTCTGTGTGGAATAAACACATACTTACCAAAAAACATTTGAAAAATGTAATTGGTATAACTGATGAAACTCCCAATATAACAAAAGATGAATTGGTTAGACAATGTAAAGTTTATGGTTTTAAAAATATGGATAAAAAAACTAAGGAAGAATTATCTAAAATATTGGAAAATCCACCTTTGTATAGGTTTTCAGAATTAGTTTTAACCGAATTGATTAAAAAATCAAATGTTACTTGTATATATTGTAATTCAATCGGACACGAATTAAATAAGTGCAGTAAAATCCAACATCTAAGAAATATTATAGGAATCTACTTTGTAGATATTGAAACAACTGAAGAAGAATTACCCAATCATTTCGAAATTATATCACGACAAACCCAAATATCAGTAGATATAGTTGAAGAACTATACAATTCTTTATGGTGTGTAAAAATTATGAAAAAAAACTTTAATATCGACGAATATTTTGAAAGTATATCAACTCAAGTTCAAGAATGTAGTGAGTGTAAAACAACTATATATGACCTTTATAAAAATACAAGTCGTATATGGAAAAATGAAGTTATTTGTTATTCTTGTTGGTCTCTTCACAATAAAGAAAGGAATGTATTATGGGAAAAAATCAAAGAATATAAACCCCCTATTTGTGTAATATGTTCTAAAATACAAAATTTAGATTGCGATAGTTTCCATTATGATCATCTGAATATGTTTGATAAAAACAATAGTATATGTGAAATGGTTTCAGAAGGTCAAAATATTCTTGACATTTATCGAGAGCTTGATAAATGTCAAAGTATGTGTTTACAATGCCATCATATAATTACACACATCGAGAGAGAACTCGAATTCACTACAGTAAAAAATAATTTAACACGAAAATTAACAAAAAATAAAATAACAGAACTTGAATACGACAATGAGAATGATGTATATAAAATAATTTATTCAAAGAAAATGAATAAAATATACGAAGAATTGCGAAAATATAATAAAATTTAAGGAGAATGGGTGACCCATCACCATTGTGATAATATTACTCATTACATCGTATATGGTAATATAATTTATATTTATTTTAATGTTCTAAGAATAAAAAAATATTTAATCACTATCCGATGAACCATTCTTTTTCTTAGAACAAGCTTTTTTATGAGCAGCAAGTGATGCTTTCGATTTTCCAACAAAATTGCCACATATATCACAAGAAAGAGGTGAATTGGTTGTAGTTTCACTATTATTATACGATATTGTTGTACCCAATAAGGTTTCTAGACTGGGGAGTCTTATATCTTCTAGACATTTGAGGGTTACTTTATGACTATCTTTTATCAAAGCAATTGCAGAATCACGTTGTCTAATTATATTACCATATTCGTGATTTATAAAACGTAATTGTTCATCTGTAATTGAAAATATACCATCACGTGATGAACACCTTTTTAAATTTGAATACAACGTATCTATAATATCAAGACCAATTCGAATTTTTTCCCAATTGTATTCCACGCAATTAATATATATCAAAACAAATTCATCTGCTACTACTTCCACCTGATAATCATTTCTATGACATATATGTGTTGTTTGTGACAATAACATACCACATTTCTTGTGTTCCATACAATCTTTTATATATTTAGTAACCTCTCTTGTAGGTATTTGACAATTATAAATCTTATTTTCAATAAGAACATCGGGTTTGGCACCCCCTCTTCTTATTACAAAATCGCAAGTATGAGAATCACTAGCAATATGTTCTACTTCACACGTAGGCATTTTACTTTGTAATAATTCTTTAAGTTCCAACTCAGAACTCTTTCCACGTACAGTTGCATTGTTTTTGTATCGTTGAAGAAAATCCTCTAAATTGGCATTTATTTTTTCTTGGGTTAGACTTTGTTTTAAAGAAAAATCACGAAGAGATGCAAAAGATGATTTTACCCTTTCCTCTGAAGAAGATAATACTTCACTAATAGTCCTTTGGATATTAGTATGTAATTGTAAATACCTATTGTCAACACTAGACAAATATGTTTCGATTTGACTAATTTTATTCCCAGAAATTAAAGTATTCATATTTTGTATAGTTACATCATTCTTAGAAGACATATCGTGCAATGATTTAATAATTCCATCTATATAACTTGGTGTTTGCGTGATCTTAGACGTTTCTTCTGTTAAGAATACCTGAAATTTATGAATTTCATCATTTATCTTTGTCATTAACAATTGATTGTTGTCTGGTAATATTTGTAACATTAAAGATTTCATATTTTCCATCAAAACATTGTTATTAGAATAAACAGTAGATACAGTGTAATCGGTAATCTCCTTTACAAGTTTTTGATAAACAATATCCATTTTTTCATCCATATTATCTTTAATAAAATTTCTTAGACGGTCTTGTATAGAATGATTCTCTAATTGGATGAACGTTTTCATTTCTTCCATATATTGACTTTTCAAATCATACATCTTTGTTGTAAATTCACTTTGTGTCTTATTAATTAATGATTGTATTTCAAAAGAAATAGTATCCATTTTAATACTATTTGCTAAACATTGTTTTAAAATTTGGGATGTTATTGATGAATTTATTTTTTCATTGTTGTTTTGCAACAAAGAACGTATTAAATTTATAACCAATATATTCGTAGTCTCGATGTCTAAGAAAGGATATTCCTGATGATAAAATTCCCATATTTCTTTATTTGTTATTGTAATATCGTAACGTTGATCCATATATTATTAAATGTATAGATTCTGTTTATACTATTTTTAATTTCTACTAGAAATTAAAAATCTATTTTAGAAAACTAATAGAATCTAAAATAGATTTTTCGTTAAAAAGAAAATTTTTCCAAAGCATCTTTGCTAAGAGAAAAAAATAAAAAGAAAATTTTCCTGAGCATAAAAAAATATTATGAAAAAATAAAAAGGATAATGAAAATTTTTCCAAAGCATCTTTGCTAAGAGAAAAAAAATAAG